GACACTGGACGGTAAGTACGTTCGCCCTGTGCAGCAAGGCACTATCAAAGATGCCAAGCAATTCATTGAAGAACATAAAGAGATCCCTGACTTTGAGATCTGCGGACAGACACGCTTCTTGAATCAATATATCTTTGATCAGTATCCTGAAGAGGAGATGAAGTACGATATCAATCAGATTCGTGTCTTCACTGTTGATATTGAGACAGGTGCCGAGAACGGATTCCCTGATATTGAGTCGGCTGACCAGGAGATCCTGTTGATCTCGCTGAAAGACTCCCACACTGGTAAGATCTCTGTCTTCGGTACACGTCCATTCAAGAACACCGAGAAGGACGTTCATTACATGCACTTCCAGACGGAAGAGGGTATGCTCAAGGCATTCCTTCACTGGTGGTCTGGCAATTGCCCTGACGTTATCACTGGATGGAACGTGCAGTTGTTCGATATTCCGTATATCGTCCGTCGCATTGAACGTATCCTAGGAGAGAAGGAGGCGAGACTTCTATCTCCGTGGAAGAATATTTTCTGCAGGGAAGTCTACATCAAAGGCAGGAAGAACATTGCCTATGACATTACTGGTGTGGCTACTCTTGATTACCTTGAGTTGTATCGTAAGTTTACTTACACCAACCAGGAATCATATCGTCTTGATCACATTGCCTTTGTAGAACTGGGACAGAACAAACTGGATCACAGTGAGTATGATACCTTCAAAGAGTTCTATGATAATGACTGGCAGAAGTTTGTAGAGTATAACATCATTGACGTTCGCCTGGTGGACAGGTTGGATGACAAGATGAAGCTACTTGAACTTGCCATTACCATGGCGTATGATGCCAAGGTAAACTTTGAGGACGTGTATTCACAGGTCCGCATGTGGGATAACATCATCTACGTGTATCTTGCACGTCGCAACATTGCTATTCCTCCTAAACATCAAAGCACAAAGGACAACAAATATGCTGGTGCGTATGTCAAAGAACCTATTCCAGGGATTTATGACTGGGTGGTCAGTTTTGACCTCAACTCCCTATACCCTCACCTCATTATGCAATACAACCTCTCGCCAGAGACGTTGTTACCAGTTAAGCACCCTTCGGCTAACGTCGAAAGACTCCTGAATCAGGAGATTGATTTGAGTGATCTCGATGGCAAGACTGTGTGTGCAAACGGCACATACTACGACACCACATTTCGTGGTTTCTTGCCTGAATTGATGGACAAAATCTACCAAGAACGTACCATCTACAAGAAGAAGATGCTTGCTGCCAAGCAGCAGTATGAGAATACTCCTACCGTCGAGTTGCAGAAAGAAATCTCTCGCTGTAACAACATTCAGATGGCAAGGAAGATCCAACTCAACTCCGCTTATGGTGCTATCGGTAACGAACACTTCCGATACTACCGTCTGGAGATTGCAGAAGCGATTACAACGTCAGGTCAGTTGTCTATCCGTTGGATCAGTAATAAAACCAATGCATATCTAAACAAGATTTTGAAGACTAATGATGTTGATTACGTTATTGCTTGCGATACCGATTCTATGTATCTTAACCTCGGTCCTTTGGTCGAGGCTGTATTCAAGGGACGAGAGACAAATGATGAAATCATTGTTGGGTTCCTTGACAAGGTGTGTCAGGTGGAATTTGAAAAGTTTATTGAAAGTTCTTACCAAGAGCTCGCCACTTATGTTCGGGCATACGAACAGAAGATGAAGATGAAGCGGGAGAACATTGCTTCCAAGGGCATCTGGACTGCCAAGAAACGCTATATCCTCAACGTCTGGGACAGCGAGGGTGTTCGTTACTCCGAATCCAAGATGAAAATCTGTGGCATGGAGACGGCACGTTCATCCACTCCTGCATTCTTCCGCAACAAACTCAAAGAGGCATACAAGATTATCATCAATGGTTCTAATGATGATGTTCTTGAGTACATCGACAAGGTAAAGACTGACACTCGCAAGCAAGAGTATGCAGACATTGCTTTCCCTCGTGGTGTCAACAATCTGGACAAGTATCGTAGTCACACTGACATCTATAACAAGGGAACTCCTATCCATGTTCGTGGTGCCTTGCTCTATAATCATTATGTGAAAAAGCATAAGGTAGAGCATAAGTATGCTAAAATACAGGAAGGTGAAAAGATCAAGTTCTTGTACTTGAAAGAACCAAATCCCATTGGTGAGAATGTAATCTCATTCATGGGTCGCATCCCTACCGAGTTCAATGTAGAAAAATACATTGATTACAACTTGCAGTTCGACAAGTCGTTCTATGAACCTCTCAAGAATGTGTTAAACTGTATCGGTTGGAGCAGTAAGAAAACAGTATCACTTCTATCATTCTTTTAATATGGATTTTCTATCGCAAGTAATTAAGGATAGCAAAAATGAGTTTGCTTCTCTTGCATCTGATGGCATTGCTGCTGGTGACGTTGAAAGTTTCGTTGATACTGGTAGTTACATCTTTAATGCCCTGGTTTCTGGAAGCCTGTTTGGGGGTATTCCCTCAAATAAGATTACGGCTTTGGCAGGAGAGAGCGGCACAGGAAAGACTTTCTTTTGTCTTTCTGTCGTTCGTAATTTCCTTGATCTTGATCCTGATGCTGGCGTATTATATTTTGAAACCGAGTCTGCCATTAGTAAGCAGATGATTGAGAGTCGTGGCATCGACTCCAAGCGCATGGTAATCTTTCCTGTAAATACAGTGGAAGAGTTCAGGACCCAGGCGGTCAGGATTATTGACAAATATGTGGAACAACCGAAAGAGGATCGCAAACCACTGATGTTTGTGTTAGACTCTCTTGGTATGCTAGCCACCAACAAAGAGGTTGAGGATGCGTCGAACGACAAGAACGTTCGCGACATGACCAAGGCACAACTTATCAAGTCTTGTTTCAGAATCCTTACTTTGAAACTTGGTAAGGCTAATATACCTATGTTAGTTACCAATCACACCTATGATGTCGTCGGTTCTTATGTCCCTACAAAAGAAATGGGGGGAGGCAGTGGACTCAAGTATTCTGCTAGCACAATCGTATATCTCGGAAAGAGAAAGGAAAAAGATGGAACGGATCTCGTCGGAAACATTGTCAAATGCGAGGCTAAAAAGTCTCGTCTGACCCGTGAGGGATCAAAAATTGAGACACGTCTGTTCTTTGATGAGCGTGGACTTGAGAGACACTATGGACTCCTTGAATTAGGAGAGCGAGCAGGACTGTGGAAAAACACTGCTGGTCGCTACGAGATTGACGGCAAGAAAGTGTATGCAAAGGCAATCCTAAAGGACCCTGAATCATACTTTACTGAAGAGATTCTTGCCAAACTAGATAAACAAGCACAACGCGAATTTTTGTACGGAGCAGATGATGACGGAGAGTCTTGAGCAAACCATCTTAAGAAATCTGATATGCAGTGAAGACTACTTTCGTAAGGTAGTTCCCTTCCTAAAGAAAGAATACTTTCAGGACCAGCATCAACAGGTTATCTTTGATGAGATTCAAGACTTTGCTGGGAAATATGATAAGTTCCCTACAAAGGAAGTGCTAATCTTACAATTGCAACAGAGAAATGACCTCACTGAAGAAACTTATCAAACGTCTGTTCAACAGATCAACGCCTTCACAGACGAATGGGTTGACACCAAGTGGCTCACTGACGCCACAGAAAAATGGTGCCAAGAACGAGCAGTCTACAACGCCATCTTACGGTCTATCAAGATCGCAGAAGGAGGCGATAAGGAAGTATCAAAGGACGCGATACCAGGCATACTCCAAGAGGCCCTGGCAGTATCTTTCAACGAACACATCGGACACGACTACGTACAAAATGTAGCAGAACGCTACGACTATTATCACCTTGAGGAGCACAAGATCCCGTTTGATATTGACAAACTGAATCTGGTAACCAAAGGTGGTCTACCTAACAAGACACTCAACGTTGCTCTTGCTGGTACAGGTGTTGGTAAGTCTTTGTTCATGTGTCACATGGCAGCTTCATGCCTATCCATTGGGTATAATGTGCTGTATATCACAATGGAGATGGCAGAAGAAAAGATTGCTGAACGTATTGACGCTAACCTTCTCAACGTCAACATTCAGGAGATTGGTTCTATTCCTGAAGACATCTTCAAGAACCGTGTCAATGAGATTGGTAGGAAGTCTCAAGGTAAGCTGATCATCAAAGAGTATCCTACTGCTGCAGCACACACAGGTCACTTCAAATCTCTTTTGAATGATCTTTCTCTCAAAAAAGACTTCAGACCCAACATTATTTTTGTTGACTATCTGAATATCTGTGCTTCATCTCGATATAAAGGACACATTGTGAACTCCTATACTTATGTCAAGGCAATCGCTGAAGAACTTCGTGGTCTTGCTGTTGAGCATGATCTTCCTATTGTTACTGCTACCCAAACTACTCGTAGTGGATATGGCAATAGTGATGTGGACCTTACTGACACTTCTGAAAGTTTTGGTTTGCCTGCTACTGCTGACCTTATGCTTGCTCTTATATCAACGGAAGAGCTAGAGCAGTCTGGTCGTATCATGATCAAGCAGCTCAAGAACCGATACAACGATGCTGCCTATTATCGCCGCTTCACTGTGGGTATTGACAGGGCGAAGATGAAGCTGTATAATGTTGATGACTCCGAAGGCGACCTAACTTCTGAACCAGAAGATGAAACCTACGAAGCACTTGAGGAGATCTCAACCAAACAATCACGACTCGATAAATTTTCCCAATTCGTTATATGACCATTAATTTCTCTCGCTACGAAGAGTTTGTAGATGCAGTTACCTCCGACGCTTCTACTGATTTTGTTGCGCTTTCTGATCGCCTTGTCGAACTTGATTCTAAAGGTGCCAATATTGAACGACTTCTCACTGCTGGTGTTGGTATTAATGCTGAAGGTGGTGAGTTCCTTGAGATCATTAAGAAGATGGTCTTCCAAGGTAAGCCTTGGAACGACGATAATCGAGAGCATCTCATTATTGAGTTGGGGGATCTTCTCTGGTACGTAGCACAAGCAACTCAAGCACTTGGCGTGTCCTTTGAGGAAGTCATTGAGACTAATATCAAGAAACTTGAGAAGCGTTATCCTGGCGGATCATTTGACATCTACTACTCGGAGCACCGTGCGGAGGACGATCGTTAAAAAATAATTAAAAGACCTTGTTTTGTGGTGGTTTCCTGATAAAATATATATAGCAGCAACCACCACATGATCAACCTCCACGAACGCTACGGACACTACCTGAACAGCAACAGAAAACATGACATCACGGGTGAGCGTGTCCTGGGTTACGGATGGGAAGATAATGGCAAGGACATTTGTGGGTATTATGTGCTCACTGAAAAACATAGAATGCTCTTCGATTTGTCTGGAGCATTCCAATACAAGGAAGGGTGGTCGAGTGGTTTAAGGCTCTAGTCTTGAAAACTAGCGAAGTGAGAGCTTCCGTGGGTTCGAATCCCACCCCTTCCGTTTATACCTCCTCTAAATAATAGGGGAGGATTTTTTTATGGCAAAGACTGGTAGAGTAAAATGGGAGCACTACTTCAAAGGTAGGACCGTTGATACTTTTGTTAAGGCCAACAGTAAGGCAACTGAAACAAAAAATACCACTGCCTCTGGCGTGAAACTAGCGCACGGAACACCTATCACTGTGTTCGGCGGCGACCAGTACAATACCAAACTGCAAATAAGTTGGGGTAATAACAGTAGTGAACTCCATATCGACTGCATCGACAAGCCTGGTAAGACAAATGTCAGGATGCAGATCGAAGCAACGAAACTTATATCAAAAGGTAGCAATGAAATTGTGCCCTCTATCCTGGGCATACCTGATGTAAAGTGTAAATGTTTTACTACACCAGAACAGATTGCTACATCAGTTATACATGGACTGGAAAATGAACCATCGGTGCCTGACTATGTAACCGAACAAGTTGTGGATTACTTCATGAGTAATCTGGATGGCAACTACAATTTCACATGGTCCAAAGCAGTAGTAGATGGTATCAAAAAACAACTAGGAACCTATGTTGGTGAGATGTTGGTGGGATATATTGGTATGTCCAACGCAGCACAGGGACACCTATCTCAAAACATTCTTCCTAAAAATAATAAGTGCTTTTTAGTACCTGATGATCCACAGTTTGCTGGTGTTGACTCGCTGTTTTTAGCAGAAGATGGAACCCAGGTTCCCATCTCATCCAAGTATGGTAGAGGTGCTCTGGCATCTGTCTGGGCTAACATCATTCCAGTTGCTATAAAGTACAAGAGTAGTCTGCCAGACTGTGTTTTGAAAGACCTTGTGTCAGCTGCGGAAGCGGTCGGCGGTGACCCCACGCGCAAGGGAAAGGAGATAGTATATCAGTATGGAATCAAGCAGATTCTAGGCGTGGATACCAACGCACCATACGATGTTTTCAAGGCATTTAAGGCAGGAAAACCTGCTGAACATGCTCCTGTCCTGCTCAAGGCACTGCAGTATGTCAAATCTGGTGGTGATGGTACAGAGTCATCGGCTCAAGTGCTGATCACCAACGGCAAAAAGGGCGGTAAATCACTGACCGCTATTCTATCAAGGGGTATAGCAGACAGATTAAATAAAGATACCACATCTCTAAACGAAGCAAAGAGATTGATCGCTGGAAAGGATTTCTATCAAGCAAACTTGGATGATAGTAAGTTCTTGAAGGGAGAAGTGTATTTCAGGATGAGTAAAGCTGCACAGATGAACTTGAGTTTTTCTGGTTCAAAGGCATCTACCAGCAACATTGATGCTAGTCAAGGAACGGTAAACTATCTGCTGGCGTAATGGCAAACATTAAACAACTCAAACACCTAGAACACTTGGAAGATGAGATGCTGAACTACGGCACCGAGGGGTGTATGGCAGCAGTTTCATTCTTGAAAGAACTTCGCAAGATGCTGGGCAAGCAAGAGAGCAGCGGATTCATGCAGACCAAGTGGGATGGTGCGCCTTCAGTTGTTTGTGGTGTAGAACCGCTGACAGAGATGTTCTTTGTAGGAACAAAGTCAGTTTTTAACAAAACAGAACCAAAGATCTGCTTCACCGAGGAGAGTATTGATGAATGGTATCAAGGAGATCTAGCAGAGAAACTAAAGTTTGCTCTAAAATATTTTAGTCAATTAGGTATCAAAGGTGTGGTGCAGGGAGACTTGCTATTCACCACAGATTTAAAGAAAGAAACTGTAGACGGTGAGGAGTTGTATACATTCCGCCCTAATACCATTACATATGGTATACCAGTTGATCATCCCATTGGCAAAGCTGCAAACACTGCTAAAATTGGGGTAGTATTTCACACTCACTACACTGGTACTGCATTAGAAAATATGCAGGCCATGGCAGGTGCAAAAGTAGAAGGTAATAGTAACGTATTGGTTGTAAAAAACGACACACCTATGGATAGAGTGGGATTTTCTACAGCAGAACTCCGTACCTTTGATAACCATGTTCAGAAAATTGAACGCATGTGTGTTCTTGCTGGTCCTTTTTTGGATCAGTTGGTGGATAATTTTGGCAATACAGGAGAGAAAAAACTCCACATATCTTCCTCCCTCAAGCAGTTCTTTAATTCGGAAATTAAAAATGCGAGAGCCATCACAAATGTCGATGAGACCATAAATGAACTGGTAAACTTCTACCACGCCAAGATGACAAAGGAACTGTCCAAGATAAAGACAGTTGCTACTCTTACAAAGAAAAGAAACTTGGTATATCAGAGTGAAAATTACCTATTAGATAACGTATACAGTTTCAAGACGATGATTGCACTCTATAAAGAGTTGCAGGCTATCAAACAAATGGTTATAGATAAATTAGATCACCTTGAAACTTTCAAGACATTTGTTCAAACAGATAAAGGTTATAAGGTAACCAGTCCTGAAGGATATGTTATGCATAAAGACGGTAGTATGATCAAGTTTGTTAACCGTCTTGAGTTCGCGTACAATAATTTTACTATCGAGAAGAAATGGCGTTAGAAGGAAAGGTATGTTACTTCACATTTGGTAGGTTCCAACCACCTACAACAGGTCATGAAGATAACTTCAATGGCGTGAAACGTGCTGCTGGTCAGCATGACTATCGCATCTACATCTCACAGTCTGTTGATGCTAAAGGTAATAACCCTTTACCTCCTGATCGTAAATTGCACTACATGAACTTGATGTTTCCGCAACATCGTGGTAAAATATTTTCGGGACCCAAACAACCTGTTGCAATCTTACAAGAACTCATGCTCGCTGGGTATGATGATGTAGTATTCTTGGTGGGTTCTGATAGAGTTAATGCCATGCAGTTCCTCCATAAATATAATGGTAAGGATTACTCCTTTAGAAGTATCCGCATTGAGTCTTCGGGCAGCAGAGATGCTGACGGAGACACTTTTGCTATCTCGGGTACTAAAATGAGACGTGCTGCTGCGGCCAACGACTTCAAAACATTCCGCCAGGGTATACCTAAAGCGTTATCGGAGAAGGATTGTAGGGCACTTATGGCAGAGATTAAGAGTAATTTGCCAGACAACTATAAATGAAAAATTTCAAGACACTGCGCGAAGAAGCACTGCGTCAGCAACATAGACAAGGTGATGTCTTTGTGGAGGGTGATGTTATCATGTCGTCTATTACTGGTGAGAAAGGCACGATTCATCGTGCTGGTGTCAACTACGTCATCGCAATTACCGAGTCTGGAGACATGTTTCGTGCGTGGATTAAGGATGTGCGGCACGTTAACGTGACGGACACTATAAATAAAGAAAGGAAAAGTAGTAGTATTTTCAACAATGGAAAGACAAAAACCAGTCAATAGTGTGCAACATAATGATGCCTACTCACAGGCACTAATCGAAGCTTATGGTAAGTGGATGGGTGGAGAAGGATTCCAACAGTCCACAATTAAAGAGGCTACTACAATCCCAGCACCAGAAAAGAAAGAACTTCCAACTCCTGGTCCTGCAGGCGGTGCTGATTCTTCTACATCAATCCCATCCCTTGCAGGAAAGGAGGCGAAAGCAGATGATTTCTCTACAAAAGATCCCAAAACAAACTCTGGTGCGCCTGATCCTGCTCCCAATCTTCGTGCTGGTACAGGTATCAAACAATCTCACGGATCTGAAATTAAAGACACCACGAAGGTGGTTGCCCGTGAGGAAGCCTGCTCTTATTGTGGAGGAAAAGGGTGCTCCAAGTGTGAGAAGAAAGATAAGGCTGCTATGAAGAAGGAAACTGTTGAGTTTGAACTCAATGGTGAGACTTATATCATGGAGAAAAAGAAAGGACTTGACGGCAAGGCTTGCTGGAAAGGTTATAAGCAGATGGGCACCAAGATGAAGGGTGGCAAGCGTGTTGATAACTGCGTTAAGGAATACTTTGAGAAGGACCCCAAGTCTGGCAAGATGGTTAAGAAGCACAACTGTGCAAAGAAAGTCAAGAAAGAAGGTCTTGAGTACACTGTCATCCCTGGTGAGCACACCATGCTTGAGGATGGAACAGTAACTCACTATGATATTATGAGAGAGACCACAATTCTCCATAATGTACCTGTAGAAGACCTTGAGATCATGATCAGTGAAGTTCATGAGCACGTTGTTAACGACGCAAAGAACAGAGAAGTTCTTGGTGAGAAGAAACTTGATCCTGTAGGCAAGGAAGACAAGGACGTTGACAATGACGGTGATCATGACAAGTCCGACAAGTATCTACTTGCTCGCCGCAAGAAAGTCTCCAAGATCATCAACACCAAAAAGAAGATGAAGGAGCAGGCAGAGCTTCGTGGGGAGATTGAAGAAGAAAAAAAGTGAAAGCCGCTTCCGTCGAAGTGATGCCTGACATCAAAGACGGAGCGGAAGATGCTTCTGCTAAAAAGAAGCATAAGAAGTATGTTCTCGGTGCCGTGAAGAAGCAGCAAAAAGAGTCAGTTGAACTCGATGAAGTCGCTCCTCCTGGTAAGAAGTACGAAAGGATGGTGAAGCACATTAAGAAGAACTATCCTAAAGATAAAGAGGGTATTGCATACGCTACTGCGTGGAAGCATAAGAACAAGAATAAATAATAGGGCACATTATGCCCTTAAAATCATGCTTGCATTTCTACTTCCACTTGCATCAAAAATTATTTCTGATGCAGTATCTAAAATTCCCGATAACGAAGAACTAGGTGAGAAACTAATCGACATTTGTCTGGTTATTCTAGGCAAAGCTGTTAAACTCACGAAGACCGATATGGATGATCAACTTCTAGAAGTTGTCTCCGCTGCTATTAAATCAAGAGAGGAAGCACCTGCAGAAGGTGAATGAATATATTGGGAGAGGTACGCCTCTCCCATTTTTTATAAATATATACTAGGTAAATTAACGCGCTGGAAAAACCATGTCCTTATACGGAAGAACGGACAGTGCTGACAACGTGACGAAAGCAAGTCGCGGTATTGCAGCATCTGCTCAAGCAAAAACTATTGTATTTGTAGATAACCAAGAAGCGGCCTTGAAAGAGAACAAGGATCGTGGTATCAATGCCCCTGGTTGGTGGTCATACTACACCTATACTGATGGCGAAGGTAACGTCCGTCATAAGGCAGAGCATCTTGTAACCATCGCTAATCCTGATCTCAACTCTAACGAGACTCAACCAGACGACGCAATCGCAGCAGACTTCGCTATCACTATTGATAACCAACCACAAGCTGCTTCTGTATTGACTGGTGATCCCGCACAGTTTGTTGTTGCTGCGGTATCCCGCCCAGCAGGTGGAACACTATCCTTCCAGTGGCAAGAAGATCAAGGACTTGGATTTGTTAATGTCGTAGATGGCGGAGTATACAGTGGTGCTACTGGTGCAACCCTTGACATCTCTGATGCTACAGGATTTGATACTTATCAGTATCGTGTAGTCATCTCTGTTGTTGGTGGTGCTGATGTCACCTCTGATGCTGCTCTGCTCACCGTTGCTTGATGAGTAAATGCTATTTGATGAGTTGACCCCAGACAACTGGGTAATGTTTGCTATTAAACATTATAATAATCCTAATTCTGTTACCTTTGATGACTTTAAGAAAGATCTAAATAAGATTAAGTACATCAAAAGGTTGTTTCGTCGCTATGAAACTCATGGCGAATTGAAGACTCATCTTATATTAAATCATGTCATTGTGATGTATAATGTATTTGATGATGCTGCTACGCCTCTACTCTTCTATAAGATAGAGGCGACACACTGGCCAGCACTAAAAGCATTTATGCTTGTACTTAATCGTCTACCTGAATCTTTAAACGAAGAAGTTGATCAAGAATGTCTGAAGGAACTAAACCTAATTTGAATGAAATGATGGCAGGCAATGGTGCTGGTCTGCAGATCCCACCTGCTTTTGTATTTGTCAATCCTAGATCACATCGTCGCTATAAAAAAGCAAATCAAGATAAGGTAGATGGTCGCACCAAGGGTGCAAAATCTATGCTCTCTCGTATACAGTCCCGTAAGAAAATGAAAGAAGAACTAGAAAAAACTATTTCTGAAGCTGCACCCTCGGAGACCGAGAGAGCGCAGAAGCAGATCGGTCAGATGAAAAAACTGAACCGTGCTAAAGATCTGCAGAAGAAGCGCGACGAAGCAAAGAAGAAGATGCAGTCCAAGACGAAAGAAATGGACGTTCTTATGAAGGCTCGTATGGCAGACTTCAAAAAGAAAGCATCTGATCAAACAAAGAAACTTAAGAAAGAAGAAACTGAAGTGACTACTAACATGATTACTGAAAATACTGCACAAATGGACGCTCTGGAAGTTGCATTAGAAGTTGCAACCTCGGAACTCAACCCAACAGGAGAAGCATCATTCGCCAAGATCACCTTTGGTGATGGATCGCAACAGAACCTGGACAATTTTTCAGCGAAGCGTATCGCTGCTTGTTATGCACAGCTGCCTGATGAGCAACAGACCCAGTTCCGCTACATGCTGAACAAAGACGCTGCTACTTATCAATCTGCTCTTGACTTTGCTATCCGCAACGTTTGATAGAGGAGCGACATGGCCTTTGGTCTTGGTAAACTAGCAGTTTTGGAAAGTAAACTGGGAATTTATGAAGATCTCTCTAAAGAGATGCTTGACAAGCTTGAGAGAGCGGTAACAACTATCTCTGACAATAGCAACAAAATTGCCATTGTATTAGAGCGTCATGAGAATCGCCTAGATGATAACGAAAGATCGGATCAACTCATCATTAAAATGATTGAGGAGATGAAAAAGCAAGAGGAAAAAAATCATAATATCTTGCACGATAGAATTGATAGAATTCAAAAGAAGGTTGATGCGAATCAGAAGTTTGTGGTCGGTGCAGGTGCTGTGCTTGCCACTCTTGTGGCGGTTGGACAAGTGGTTGGACCTATGTTAAGACCCTTGACTAACATACAAACCAGTGGTATCATGGGATCAGTGAATCCTATGGTCCGTGAGCTATCTTGACGTAAAGTATATCAGCATGGTTTCTGCCTCTCTTCAGAGGTTTGAACGCAAGAAAGAAGGACTGTATAACTTTCGTTGTCCATACTGTGGTGACTCCCAGAAGCGTAAGGACAAGGCACGGGGGTATCTGTTTAAGAAGAAGAATGATTATGTTTACAAGTGCCACAACTGTGGTGCAGGTAGGACTTTTACTAACTTCCTGAAGGATCAGAACAAACTTCTTTACGATGAGTATGTCCTGGAACGATATAGGGAGGGGTTGACTGGTAAGAATACTCAAACTGCATCACCCAAGTTTGAATTCAAGAAGCCAGTCTTCAAGAAATCAGAACAAGATATCAAACTGCAAAAGATTTCGGAGCTAAATACTTCTCACCTGGCGAGGCAATATCTAGAGCAACGAAAAATTAAAGATCTCGATTACTTCTTTTACTGTCCTAAATTTAAGGAGTGGACCAATCAACAGAAAGAAACCTTCTCTGACATGAGAGGTGATAGTCCACGTATTATTCTGCCTCTATACACAGCAGACAAAAAACTATTTGGTTTTCAAGGTAGGTCACTATCTAAAGCAACGAAACTACGGTACATCACGGTTATTCTTGACGAGAATCAACCGAAACTTTTTGGTCTTGATAAGGTAAACACTAATGAAAGAGTATACATATGCGAAGGTCCTTTCGACTCAACGTTCATTCGCAATTCGATTGCTATGTGCGGAAGTGATGTTCTACTTCCTAGTGGGTTTGCTAGCGATTGCTGCTATGTTTATGATAACGAACCCCGAAACCCACAAATCGTCAACCGAATCCGTAACTCAATCAATCAAGGCAACTCCGTAGTTATCTGGCCTAAATCAATCACACAGAAAGACATCAATGACATGGTTCTTCATGGACATGACGTTCAATCTGTGGTAGAATCCAATGTATATCAAGGATTAGAAGCAACTCTTAAACTGAACGAATGGAAAAAGGTATGAGCATCAATGTTGTAAAGCGAGACGGTTCACAAGAACCCCTCAACTTGGATAAGATTCATAAGATGGTCGATGAAGCATGTAAGGGACTTGGTGGTGTCTCTGCATCGCAGGTAGAAATGAACTCGGGCATCCAGTTCTATGACGGTATCACCACCGAGGCTATCCAAGAGATCCTGATTCGTTCTGCTTCTGATCTGATCGACCTGGACCATCCTAACTATCAGTTCGTCGCTGCTCGCCTGCTGCTGTTCGGTCTGCGTAAGCAAACTTTCCACAAGAACATTTGGAAGGAAGGTATGCCTTCTGTCTTTGATGTCGCGGCTTATAATGCTACAGTTAATAAAGTCTACGATGAAGAAATCCTAGATAAGTATAGCGATGAAGATTGGATCAAGATTGATAGTTGGATTGATCATGATCGTGACTACCTGTTTACCTATGCTGGTCTTCGCCAGGTAGTGGACAAGTATCTTGTTCAGGATCGTAGTGGTGGAGATGTCTATGAGACTCCCCAGTACATGTATATGATGATTGCCTTGACTCTCTTCGCAGAATACCCCTTGTCTACGAGACTCGATTATGTCAGACGATACTACAACGCAATCTCAAAGCACAAAATCAACATTCCCACACCTATCATGGCGGGAGTGCGAACTCCACTTCGACAATTTGCTAGCTGTGTTCTTGTTGATTCTGATGACACCCTCGATAGCATCTTTAGTTCTGATATGGCTATCGGCAGATATGTTGCACAAAGGGCGGGCATCGGTATCAACGCAGGCAGAATCCGTGGCGTCAACAGTAAGATCAGAGGTGGAGAAGTCGCGCACACGGGTGTTATTCCATTCCTCAAAAAGTTTGAGAGCACTGTCAGATGCTGCACTCAAAATGGCATTCGAGGCGGAAGCGCAACTGTCCACTTCCCAATCTGGCACCAAGAAATCCAAGACATCATTGTCCTAAAGAATAACAAAGGAAGCGAAGATAACCGTGTCCGAAAACTCGACTACTCAATCCAACTCTCCAAACTCTTCTACGAGCGATTCATCACGGATGGAGACATCACGTTATTCTCACCTCACGATGTCCCAGGTCTTTATAATGCTTTTGGCACTGACAAATTTGATGATCTCTATACGCGCTATGAATCTGATGAATCGATTCCAAAGAAAACTATCAAAGCTCAAGCACTCATTCTGGACCTCCTGAAGGAGCGAGCAGAGACTGGTCGGATGTATCTGATGAACATCGACCACTGCAACAGTCACTCTTCCTTCAAGGACAAGGTGAACATGAGCAATCTGTGCCAGGAGATCACCCTGCCTACAGATCCTCTTCAGCATATTGATGGCGAAGGTGAGATTGCTCTGTGTATTTTGTCTGCTGTCAACGTAGGCAAACTAAAGTCTCTGGATGATATGGAAGAGCTGTGTGATCTGGCTGTTCGCGGTCTTGAGGAATTGATTGATTACCAACAGTACCCTGTAAAGGCAGCAGAAGCGTCTACAATCAACCGCAGGTCTCTTGGGGTTGGGTATATCGGTCTTGCCCATTACCTCGCCAAGCAGGGCGTATCCTATGACGATCCTGAAGCACTTAAGAAAGTACATGCCCTTACAGAGTCTTTCCAATACAATCTTCTGAAAGCATCTAATCAGATTGCTATCGAAAAAGGAAAGTGTGGTTACTTTGATCGCACCAAGTATGCAGACGGTATTCTGCCAATTGATACATACAAGAAAGACGTAGATGAACTGGTGAACCCAGAGTACAATTATGATTGGGAGACTTTACGATCCAGCATCGTCGAACATGGACTACGACACAGCACACTGTCCGCACAAATGCCTTCGGAGAGCAGTTCCGTTGTGTCAAATGCAACCAATGGAATCGAACCACCTCGCGGATACTTGTCCGTTAAAAAGAGCAAGAAGGGACCCCTTAAACAGATTGTACCGCAGTTCAACACTCTCAAAAATAATTATACTTTACTGTGGGACATGCCTAATAATAGCGGCTATATCAACGTGGTCGCAGTCATGCAAAAGTTCTTCGACCAAGCCATCAGTGGAAACTGGTCTTACAATCCAGAGAACTACCCCAACAATGAAGTCCCAGTGTCCGTAATGGCGGGTGACTTTTTGAATACATATAAGTATGGTTGGAAGACATCTTACTACCAGAACACCTACGACAATAAGAGCGATGAAGTAGAGGAACCAAAAGAAGAGAAACAATCTATCGAAGACCTATTAAATAAAATTCTAGACACCGAGGAGGAAGCTTGTGACAGTTGCGCGATTTAGAGTGACGGAACCCAAGAGACCATCAGGTATGACTGTGTTCAATACGAACAAGGTTGATACCACCAAGCAAAAAATGTTCTTTGGTGCTCCTCTTGGGGTCCAAAGATATGATCAGTTTAAATATCCAGTCTTTGATAAACTAACCCAGACACAACTGGGTTATTTTTGGAGACCAGAGGAGGTGTCACTACAAAAAGATCGTGCAGACTATCAAACACTTCGCCCCGAGCAAAAGCACATTTTCACTGCTAACCTTAAGTACCAGATCCTCCTGGATTCTGTACAAGGGCGTGGTCCTGGGATGGCTTTTAGTCCTTTCTGTTCATTACCTGAACTTGAGGGTGCCATGAACATCTGGCAGACTATGGAGATGATTCATAGTCGCTCCTACACATACATCATCAAGAACGTATACCCAGATCCAACAGAGGTACTGGATACCATCGTTGATGATGATCGTATTCTGGAGAGAGCCAAGAGTGTTACAGCAGCATACGATGAGTTCTTACAAGCATCGCAGGAGTGGGGTGCTGGCAATCGTTGGGAACAGGCATTAGAGCAGGTTGATTCTGCACAATGGGAACTCAAGGAACTCAAACGTAAACTCTACCGTGCTGTAGTCAACGTCTATATCCTTGAGGGTATTCGTTTCTATGTTTCCTTTGCGTGTTCTTTCGCTTTTGGTGAACTGAAGATGATGGAAGGCAATGCAAAGATCATCGGACTGATTGCTCGCGATGAGTCGCAGCACATGACTATCACCCAGAACATTATCAAGAAGTGGTTGGAAGGTGATGATCCTGATATGCGTGAGATTGCCAAGGAGGAAGAGGAGAACATCATTGAGATGTTCAAACAGTGTGTGGAGGAAGAGAAGAACTGGGCAGAGTATCTGTTCAAAGATGGTAGCATGATCGGACTGAATGATAAACTTCTTTCCAAGTATGTCGAGTGGGTTGCGAACAGAAGAATGAAGTCAATCGGATTAAAACCGATCTTCGATGTCCCAGCAAACAATAACCCTCTACCATGGACAGAGCACTGGCTCAATTCCAAGTCTATGCAAGTAGCACCGCAGGAGACAGAGGTTGAGTCTTATGTCATCGGTGGTATCAAACAGGACGTTAGTGAAAGTACGTTTGCTGGATTTAAATTGTGAATTTCGTTGAATATAATGATGTGCTGCCTTTCGGGCAGCACAAGTGGTTCAAGGAAATAGTTGAGGGAAAAGATTTTTCATGGTTCTTTAATCAAGACTCTGCTTATTCCAACGCTTATATAGAAAATAAAAATCCATCGTTCTCTAGAACAATTTGTGAATCAGAAACAAAATTTCAAGACACATACTTGTCTAACAAATTTGAACTGATCTTCCTAACTCTTTTAGATACAGCTAAACTAGACAAAAGACTTTTGCAAAGAGTTCGTCTAGGACTGTATCTTCCTATAAAAACAGAGGCAAAACATAATAATATTCACATAGATAGAGCAACTAAACACACAGTTCTTTTATACTATGTAAATGATAACGATGGTGATACCTATTGGTTTGACAAGGATGATAATATTATCCATAGATTCACACCAAAAGCAAACACCGCAGTTGTTTTTGATGGCATGATTAGACATGCTAGTTCCAATCCATCAACTGGATTTAAAATTTCTTTAAATCTAAATATTGACAACAGTAGGATTTAATTATGGCAATGAGACAACAAACCAATCCTGCGATTGGTAATTATCTTGCTCAAATGGAGAAAAGAAATCCTGTTCAGAAACCAGTTTACTGGTGGAACAGGATGAATGAAGATGAGTTTATTAAAACTATCCAAGCATTCCTTTGGGCAAATGACATTCCACCCAATAGTGTCAATTGGATGAAGTTACTGAAGGGTGAATACATTCCTGCTCCAGAAGAGATGGAAGAATGAACTTTATATACAGGTGGTTGCATGACAAACGAACTTCCAGAGTGGAAAAAGAGAGCACTACAGGATCCAACTCTACCAGAGAAACAGGTACAGGTTCTACTTCACGGACCCAAGTGTCTGACGGATGCTTGGTTTCTCCAAGCGATGAAGTTCAAATACCAGATCCGTGGTTATGAAGGCTAGTAGTGCTAAAGCAAAAGGCAGGAACTTACAGAAGTGGGTTCGTGAAATGTTGATCGAGATTCTTGATGTCCATCCAGAGGACATTGAGTCTCGATCTATGGGCGCAGGTGGTGAAGATCTCATCATGGCTCGTGCTGCCAGACAGAAGTTTCCTCATAGTATTGAGTGTAAAAACGTAGAGCGTCTCAATGTATGGGATGCATACGAACAAGCTTGTGCTAATTGTGGTGACTATGAACCCATCGTTGTCATGAAAAAGAATAGAAAGAAACCACTTGTAGTTGTAGACGCAGAATATTTCATTGCTTTGTTTGGAAACAAAGACAATCAGGAAGCATCGGATAAATAGTTCGATGCCTGTTTTTGTATATGCCTAGATCACAACTGACAAAGATTGACGTAGAGCATAAGGTTTACCAGTTAAAGCACGAACTCTATAATAGTCATGATGAGAAGAGTGATAAGTGGCACGAAGGGGCTCATTATACACTCAATAAGGTACTGGATATTTTAAATGAGTTTAGATACTGAAGACTTAAAAAAACTTGCAGAGAAGGCACATCGCATGAAGATGGATGTGTTATTTGAAGAACCATGTCCTATCTACGAAGCTAACGAAGAAGACTGGGAAGACTTCTGGTATAATGAAGATAAATAATTATTCATTGAGATGAATTTATGATCAAAAAATTATTTGCTGCACTTGCTGCAGTAGCGATTGTAATGCCTGTAGAAGCGAAACCTACAAAGGGTTATAATACTATGGATTCCTTGGGGTGCATGTTGTTGCGCGAGTGTACCGATGGAGTCGAACAAGTCTTTAGTCTTCTGGATGTTTCTAGTCAGTATGATAATACTGATGAGTTTACTTCAGTTACTCTTGAATTCAACCGAATGCTCGTTGCCCTTGAGCAGGTCGGAGTTAAGGTGTTTCTAGCCGATCAGAAGTATTTTCCTCATGGTCACCGTGGTGTGTATCATACTGTAGGTAATAACTTCTTTCTTAATAAAAAATATATGGATGATCCTGGTGTTCTCATGAGTGTCATGAGACATGAGGGGTGGCACGCTGCACAAGATTGCATGGCAGGTACTATTAAAAATAGTATGATTGCTATCATTCATAATGAGGAAGATGTTCCTATGCTGTGGCGCACCATGGCAGAACGCACTTATCCCAAGTCTGCTGTGCCCTGGGAAGCAGAAGCAGGTTGGGCTGGGCGCACAGAAAATATGACTATGGAAGCACTTGAGTCTTGTGCTCGCGGTACAATGTGGACGGATTATGAACTGACACCACTTACTCGTGAGTGGTTGAAGAAAGAAGGATTCATCAAGGAATAAATAACTATGCCTTGACTCTCTATTATGTCTGATTCAAAACCAGCAGTAGAGAAGCAAGACCACGATGAAGATAAAAGTGAAGTCCTTGGTAATCTGGTGAAAGTTGTTGTACTTATATGGTCTGCTTCTCTCCTCACGTTCAGTTACGTAAGACTTCCTAACGGTCAAAAGATTCTTGATTTTGATCCCACATTTATCGCATCCGTGTTCTCTGGATCTTTAGCTGCCTTTGGACTGTCTCCTGCTAAAGCAGGTGGTGGTAATAATGTCAAAGCAGTAGCGAAGAAAGAACCAGAGGTTGTCTCTGCTATTGAACCAAAGAAAGATGCAAAAGATTATTAACATCATCGCACTCCTATCGGGACTGACCTCACTGGCAGTCCTCGGTGGGGGTGCTTATTTGTATACACAAAAAGATGCCCTTGTAGAAGGTGCTATCGATAAAGTTACTAAAGCTGCTGTAGAAGGTGTCAGCAATGCCCTCCCAGGTATGCTTGATTCTTCTATGCCTAAACCACCTGAACTACCCAAAGCAACTGGTGGTGTGCTACCTGGAATGTGATATGACTACTACGAGAAGAAAAAAAGATAGAGATGCGGAAGGAAAGTTCTTTCTGTACGTTGCTTTTCATTCAGTATTCACTGCGATTTCTAATTTATTCAACGATGACTGATGGAGATCAAGGAAGTCCTACCCGTGGGTGTTGGAATTCGTGAGTTAGATATCCCTCCTGTTAATATCTTCGAACCACCAGTTGTTTATCAGTTTACCGCGCCGCCAGTGACAGTAAATATTGGTGTGCCTGTTGTTGATATTCCTGGATGTGTAGAAGCTCACGAATCTAATAACAAATCAAACACAGTTGGTGAAGATGACCAGAGAGGTTTGGTGACATATTGTGATGGAAATATGCCATCATTTAATCCTATTAACTTTGAACCTGAACAGATAGTTCCTACTTATCCTGCTGGTGTAGATACAAGAAGACCAGAGAAACCAGAACCACCAGGACAAGTAGAAGTACCCCAGGCAGCACCACCTACTACTGCCAAGGTAGATTGCCCCACACCAGCACAGGAAGCAAAGGAACCTGTTGGGACATATGTAGAAGGTTTCCGAAAGAAGGTTACTGAATACAGACTCGTAGGCAATGAGTGTATTCAGATAACAGAAGCAGTGCCTATTCCTCAACAGATTATTGCTGGACTTCCTGCTCCTGGT